ATTTTAAATGGTGTGCCAGCATTTGTAGATCAATCAAGCTTGGCGGCGCCAGTGGCTCAAATTGACCTGAAAAAAATTGAATCTAGACATCAGCCAGATCGCGACGCATGGCTAGAACAAATAGCTCATACTGAATGGACAGTCAGTGAGTTGGCTGCCGGCATCCCGCAAAAGAAATTATTAGACAGAGATATCTTCCATGCCAGCAGTACGTAGTTTTACAATGTGACCCATTTGCCACTGTTTGGTTTCTAGGCCTTTCATGATACCTAGCCAACGATTACGCAACAATGCTACTTCGTTGATTATGGTCTCAAAATCAATGACTTCATCTTCACCATCAACATATTTTTCAGCATCTCTGGATGTTAGAGCGCGAGCGTAAGATTCAAGATATTTTTGAAAGTGGCGGCGTCTGATTTTACGCAGTTGAATATTTAAGAATTGAAGTACAGCTTCAATTTCTTGAAGCTGATTGAATCTATGTTCTGTGACACCAGGCAGTTCTTTGATGTTTTTTTCTACCACGCCACCAATTTTACATTCTTTTTTGGCTTGCTCTAATTCATGTTCATAGTGTGATATAAAATCTGGTATTGCGCCCAGACTTGCTACAATTTTATTGTACCACATGATTGATCTCTAGCCATTGTAAAAAACTTTTTGGATAAATTTCTAAATCTAAGTCAGGACGTCTTTGTACATATTGAGTCAAAAATTCACCAATGTTGCGTCTATCGGTGTCACGGGCTGGTGATCGCATACTGGTTACTATCTCATCTTTGAATTTATCGGGCAAATCAACAAACTGTAGTTCAAGATTTTTTTTACTCTGTTCATCTAAAACATTTACTGCCATCATTCTTGGCTGATAAGCAAATGACACTCGATCAAAATGCTCGTGATATTTTTTGTAAAAATCTAAAAATCCAAACACAGTCAAATTGGTCAATGTGGACTGGAATACAAAGTTGACTCCAGATTGTTTTATATAATCTATTTTGGCAGCAAATTCTTGCCAGTTGATTCCGTATCTGTTGAACTCTAAGAATTTATCTGTATTTTCAGCACTGACAATCAATCTCAAATTTGGCAGCGACTTTATCCTATCTAGTATCTTTGTAAATCTATTCCATGATACTCCTAGGCCAGAGTAGATCTGTACAACTGTATCCAATGGCAATGATAACGATTCTATTACTTCTTCAAGAAAATTATCCAGAAACGGTTCGCCGCCAGTGATTACTAATTTCTTAAGAGTGGGCGCATAGTGCTTGATTTCGCTCAACAACAATTGATATTTGTTGTCTGATTTTAAATCGGCCTGCTTGAGTTTGACTAAAAATTTATCTTTGTCATTGCCAACAAATCTATTGTCTTGCCCTTGACTGAACTTATAATCACCATTTGTCAAAATATCTCTGCGCCAGGCATTGCTGTATTCTTTACAACAATAACTACACGTAAGATTACAATCACCCCCAATGGTCAAATCAATGATTTCAGGAGTTGTCACTGGAGAAATATGAGTACGAGTCTGACCGTCCTGAAAAATTCTAGGACTTATTGCTCCGCGATCTTCAGCTGCCCAGCAGTTTTGCTCACAACTGGCATTTCGTTCATTGATCAACATTTGTTGCCGCTCGGCAACATTTATTGAAGTGTTGAACAATGAACCAGGATTTGATTGAACAAATTTAAAATCAATGTCGTGCGGTGCCGCAGCATGACAATTGTAAGTAGTGTGTGATTCTAGATCAATTTTGAGAAATTTGAATTTAAGTGAACAATAATAACTTCTTTCTGGCCCATTCATTGCTCATCCCATTCGTCTTCGTTGTAATCTTCTTCAGGATCTTCGTCTTCAGCATAGTCGTTGTCGTTGTCTAAATAGGTTGTCAAGGCAGTTTTGATATCACGATCACCTTTGAACGCTTCTTTGATCTGTTCTACGTCACAGTCATTGTCCATCAGTAACTGTACCACTGTTTCAGCTGCCTCAGTACGATCAACAGTGTTGATATATCGTTTTAATTCGCCCCAGATATCACTTACCACTTGTTCCATCATTCTGCGTCCTCCTCAACTGTAGTTACCTCTTCCTTGCGTTTTCCAAATTCTGCCATCACAACATCCAGACAGCCGTTTTCATTTGACTCCCAGCCTTTGCGGAAGAATTTAATAATTTCGCCATCCAAAGTGATGTAAGCAAGACGGTTGCCGTCTTTCTTGAGAAAGCCTTTTTTCTCTGCCAAGTCTGTCAGTCCTGAATAAGGGTTCATGCCTGTTTCATAAGGGATCTTGACCTGTACGCCTTCAAAAGGCTTGGCATAGCGAGTTTTCATGACCTTACAGGCACTACGGATACCCATGACTTCTGAGATCTTGTTGCCGTCCTCGTCCTCTTTGAGTTTGAGTTTCTTCATAGCCACAACAATTGAGCTGGCGTAAATGAAACCTTGACCGCCGGAGATTTTATCATCAGGGTCAAACATATCCTGGCTAGCGTATGTGTGGTTGGTACAGACCAAGCCCACATTGTATGAACCAAACATGTTCACACAGTTACGCACCAAGGCAGTGAGAGCTTTGGGCTTACGGCCCAGATCACCCTTCATTTCGCCTGCATCAAACTGGTTCACATCAGTGGGCGTCAACAACATGCCCAATGAGTCAATCACAAACATGACCTTGGGACGCTCGCCTTCGGCTAGAGCCTTGTAGTCGCTCATGAATGTTGAAATGGTCTTGGCCACATCATCAATCATGGCCATGCTCAACTTCAGCAATTTGCTTTCACTGGTGTCTACACCCAAGGCCTTGAGCCAGTCTTCGTCCAGTGCGTTTTCTGAGTCAATCAGCACCACAAAGATGCCTTGCTCTTGTGCGTTTTTGATGATGTTGCCGGAACAGATATAGCTTTTGCCAGCACCTGATTCGCCAGCAAACACAGTGACCTTGCCCAAGGGAATGCCACGATTGAAGTCGCCTGAGATCAAGTAGTTCAAGGCATAGTTGCCTGTAGAGACCCAGTCAGTGGGATCGTTGAAACCGATGCTGAGGCCATCGATTGATTTGGTAATTTCCTTGCGGAATCTTGATACGTCGAAGGGTTTTCCCATATGTTACCTATAGAGATAGAAACGCAAGAGCCTGGGCTCTTGCGTGATCAGACAATTACTGCTTGTTTTGTCTAGCGCGAATCATGGCCAAAATGTCTTCGGCCTTTTGACTGTTGCCAGCGGGTTTGGCCACTGGAGCTGATGCCATTGGTGTGGGCTCATCCTCGTCGAAGCTGCTGGCTGCTGGCGCAGGTTTCACAACAGGTCGGGCTGCTGGCGCAGGAGTGTCTTCATCCACATCAGCTGCTGGACTGGCAGTGCCAGCAGGTGCTTGTGTGCCAGCTGGACGATAGTACTGACCCCAACGCTCCATGTCAAAGGGCTGACCATCCACTGATGCTTCAAACATCTCTTTGATCACACGCAGTTCAACTTCTGTGGGCTTCTTGGGCAAGAATGTGCCAAGATCATACAGGCCAAACTTTTCAATGGCGCCTTGCTCGTCCGCTGTCAGCGCAGACTCTTTGCGACTCCACTTGGAAGTGTTGTAGTCAGCATAGCCACCTTTTTGTGTTTTGGTAATACGGAAGTCCAGCCCATGCATAAAGTCAGTGGGCAGCTCTTCCAGTTCAGGATCCATCAGTGCGCCTTTGATGATCTGAAAGATCTGAGGACCAATGATGAATCGACGAATTGGGTTTTCAATTCCTTTTTCGTCTGAGATTGGATTTTCACGCACAAAGCCCTGAAACACATAGCTGCGCTTTTTCCAATACTTGCGACCCATTTCTTCCAGGCTCTTGTCTTTGAACCAAGTGCGAACCTCGGCCAAGATTGGACAGGCTTCGCCCCACATTTCAACACAGGGTACCTGTACCATGACCTGTTTGGTTTCCATTTCGCCCTTGATGCCAGCAAATGGCAAGCGAATCATGGCTCGCTCTACCCAGAAGAAGTCATTTTTGGGATTTTTGTCTGGAAGGAATCGCAGTGTTGCGCTTTGTCCTTCTTCCAGATTCCAGTGCGGATAGATGCCGTTGTCTCCACCGCTGCCTGTTTGTGTGCCTTTGTTTTCGGCTGCCTGTAGTCGTGCTCGAATTTCTGCTAAAGATGCCATAGTATTTTCTCCTTAAAAGTTGCCTATGTTGTATGCCTTGCTAAGTTGCCTTAGAATGTTGCCTATACACAAATAGAAAACGCATACACCCAGTGAGTATATGCGTTTGTGCTACTGGTGTCAAGTGTATTTATGTCATTTGAGCAAAGCCAAAGATTTTATTCTTGCCAAAGATGATTCAAAAGCAGCACCAGTTGGCTGTTTCCAGCCTTTGGGATCCGTAGCCACTTCTCCAACCCAGCATTCGGCTACACCGTGAACAGGACAGTTCTCGCCAGCTTCGGTCATGTTACATTGGCCTTCCGCCACACCTTTGATAGTATAGTCCGGACGACTACGACCTGTTTCTTGATGTAGGTCTCGGAGTGCTTCTATGGCATCTTCTCTACTGTCGATTAAATCATATCCACGGTCTGCACGATAGTGAAAAGCGCCCCAACTATTACCGTCTTGATAAATTTCGCCTACTGGCTTGCCAT